CATCATGCTTTCAAAGCTAAATCATTCAATCTTTACTGCTTAATTGCTATGATTGAATCCTACTCTTCTTCTTCTTCTTCAGCACCCGGTCCCTTAACGTTAGTGAAGAGTTTTGAAGAATGCATTAGCTGATTGCCATTACCATCGACTAGCGCAACTTCAATTCCCTCTTGTTCCATCGTCAAAGGAATATTAACTGCGCGGCCAATAGTTGTACGCGAAGAAACAACTTCATCTTTATTACTTTCTTTCCGTCCCTTGCGTTCAACAATTTCTAATTGAGAATCGTCAGGGAAAGGATAGAATTCTTTAACTAACAATCCCTGAACGCCATTTAGTTCAAGAATCTCCGATGTTACGGTTGCTTTCGGCAATGCTGGAGCAACCTTTACTTCTTCTTTCTTAACTGCTGCTACTTGAAACTGTGCCATGATTTTATTTTCCTTTTCTTCTCATGAGAGAACAATGTGATTGATATTTAGTTATACCGTCAATCAGTTTACGGCGTTTTTTAGCTAAACTCTCAAGCAAGTTAGCTTATTTCAGCCTATACTTTTGAGTTTATAAGCTGAATGTAAACTAACTCTCAAATGTCGTGTATGCTTCCACATGGACAAAGAATAAATACTGCTCTGTCCTCTATGCTAGCCTCATTTGAATTTGCAGATTTTAGCTCACCCGTTAATGGGCAAGTAAATGTAATTATATATGAATTTACATGCCCATTAGACAGAGCAAGCAATTCACTATAGGTGAGATGTGTAAATTCATTGGCTTTAATCATTTTGCTTTTGTACTTTCGTTATAACTTAGCTTATCTAAGCTTACTCTTTTTAACTGAATAAGCTTAGTAAACCATTGATTGATTTTTCTTCGAGGAATTGCTTATTTGTGTTTGCATATCTACATGAGATAGCATGTGTTGGCTTATTCCTCAGTTTGATACTGTCAATCAATCTTAATATCTTTGATTCGACTATTCTAGTTCAGGTTGGCTAAACCTAAGCATTTATTGATTTAATATGCCGTCGAATATGGCAAATTAAATCATGCTTCGACTTCTTACGGCTTTACGTCTATTTAGTCTTAGCGATACTTATGTCAAACATGGGCCGATGCAAGTGTCGAGCAAGCATCTCATTAATTTCTGTCAACGGAATTACTCTTGGAATAGCTAGACTTGCAAACAGTGGCGAGAATGAATAGAAACTCGCAAAGCAATTACTAGCTAATTACTGAAATAAATTTTTCAAACCAAAAAACCTAAGACTGACAGAAAATCTAAATGCAAATGTTATTCCGCTATAGATGCTCTGCAAGGTGTGGCGCTAAATGACTGATAATCAAGGTGCTTATGAGAGTGTTGCTCTATTGATACGCGCTATTTTGACACGTGATCTATGCCATTTTGGATAAGAAATCTTGCTGATTATGTAAGTTATTGATTTTATTATAGATAATATACAAAATACTAAATGTGTAATTTCTACTTGTATCAAAAAGTGCCACGTGTTATTTCGACACATTATAGTATGGTCTACCAATTGCTAGCGATATGAGATAGTCTCTCATTCTGATTGATTATTAAACAAATAATAAGAATGAATAAAATAGTCTAACTTTCAACAAAAAATATAAACTAAGTTAAAATTCATTATACTTTATTAAATTGATTATTTAACACTCATATAATGTGAGTAATTCGCCATTAAGTTTATTAAATGGAATTGAATATCATTATCAATAATCAAAGGTTGGTTGTCTAAAGGGGTGTTTTTGTATTTTTGTATTTTTGGTATTTAGAGGTTCATTCTCAAAAATTTAATTTTTTAAAAATTTTTTAATTTTTTATATATTCTTCCATAATTATAAGAGTTTCTATGACAGCAAAGATAGACATTGGAAGAATAACTTTATAATTAAATTTCGTCATTGACCAAATTATACTCATCAAAATAAAAATAGAAGTGAAAATAGGTATGAAGATTATAAAGAAGATGTTTGGTATATGAGTAGTGGATTCTATTAAATTTTTGTTCATAATATAAATTATGGAAAAGTAGTTGAAATGGGCTCGATAGAACCATTTATCTTCGTAAAAATATTTTGTTTTATAAATTTGGTGATAGAAAATAAATAATGGTGCGCCAGTGCCACGCTATAGGTTGCGAGGATCGATTTGCAAAAAATCATATAATATGATCACGATAATTAAATTTTATTGATTTTAATAAAAATGAGTAGAAATTAGTAAAGGTATGAGTGAAGCTATCGAGAGTATATATTTCTCTCTTTCTTTTATCATTATACTAACCTTTTAAAATCTTGTCAAGTGTTATTTTTAATAATCTTGCTGTATATTTTCGATACAGTGGAAAGTCAACTTGACAGATATGGTCTATATAGCTTTGTGATATACTCTTGACATTGAAGCAATAGTTTTATATCACAAATCTGATATGGAGTCAACAATGACATTTACTCAGTTTCTACAAGTTTTAGCTTTTAATTTACTTTCAAGTACAATTCCACTTTGTTTACTTCTTTTCTTTACTGCTTATCTAATCGTTAAAATGTATGAGAAAAGATTGATTAAATTATTTGCAGAAGTTATTATTATGGCGGGAAATAAAAAGCGACAAGTACAGAGTGAAGAGGACTAATGATGTCAGTAAGAGAACTGAGAGGATTCATAGATGCAGCAACTACTCAATTGCACGAAGCTAATCTTGCTTACAAGAGAATGCCAGAGAGATATAAATATTTGGAAACTTCTCAGCTAGCTTTAAAGATTAGTCAACTACATTTACAATTACAAGCTTTACAAATTGAAGCTAGACAAGTTCACAGACAAGTATTAGTTAGAGAAGGTAAAAATCCTGATATAGCTGCACCATAAAATAAAAATGTCTACTCTTCTACAAAAGCTAAAAGAAAAAGCATTCTTATCAGCTTCTACTAAATCAGAAGCACAAATCGTGCAAATTCCAGCAGATGCTAAATCTTTTGTATGCAAAAATCATTTTACAGTTTCTCCTAAAGGCAAACAAGTAGTTGTGCGAGTAGTATTATCTTTTCTACCAAATGAAAAACAAAGAACATGTGAGTGTGGAATTATCTATAAGAAAGTTTAAAGATGTGGAGTTTATAATATTCCCTGCTGGGGAGCAGAGAATATGAACTAAAAAGGGCTACTTGGGTAAACTCCACTTAATTTAATTTCCCTCAAATATGGCGCAAATTATAATTTTATGTGATCAATTCCAAGCAATAAGAAAACTTCTTACTAAGAAGAAGTATGTAGATCATAGAGGAAATGGTAGAGGAAGCTTTAATAGTGAATATGATAGAAAGAGAAATAGAAAAACTCAACAGATTGAGTTATTCAAAACAGATAAAAGATTTGCTGAATTTTTTAAATGGGTATTCTCAGTGCAAGAAAGATTAAAAATAAATAACATAGAATTTGCAAAATTACTTAAAGTAACTCCACAAACAATATCTTCTTGGAAACAGTTTGATGGGCCAAATGGCGGACAGTTTCCCTCTAAAGATGCATTTGATAGATTAGTTAAATTAGAAATAGCTTGTCAGATAGAAATTATTGTTAAGAAAAGAAGAGCACCAATTAGAGATAGAGGACTTCCGCCTGTTAAGATAAGTTTACCAAAAGCTCGAATTAGATTGAAAGCTAATAATTATTATTAAATACAGAAAGATAAATCATGAAATATAGTGTAACAGTAGAAAGATTAGAACAAGTTGATGTTAATAAGTCTAATGCTGAGAAAGAAGTTAAATATGGCATTAAGGTAGATTTGACTGAATTAAGGTTTGATGATGAAGTAATAGCAAGTAAAGTAGCAGATGCTATAATCAAATCAATAGATGAAGTTCTAGTATAATAAAATAATGTGTGTAACTAAATATATTAACAATCTATTTGCATCAATCCCTTCTAGCCCATCTGGTGCAGTTCAAATTAGTATGAAGAGATCAGATGGTGAATTATTTACAGCAAAGATAGTTTTATTAACCAATGGAGAAGCTGAGAAAATCAAAACTCTGTTTAATTATTTAGAAGAATTAAGAACTTGTGATTGTACAAAAGATAGAGTTTGTGTAAAGCATAGTGATCTAAGAAAGGTAAGTTAATGCGCGGACAAACTTTAATAGAATATATAAACAGTGAAGAAGGTAGAAGAGATAGAATTAATGCTCTTTTAATAAGACATAAATTTTATTTAGCTCTATCTAGAAATTTAATGAACATTGCTGTTGAATTAGCCGCTATTGAAAGACAATTAAGAGAGGAAGGAGTAATAATATAAAGATGTGTTAGGATTTCCTACAAACAGAGATTTGCTGAAGAAGCTTGACTTTATGTCAGGCGTTCTTAATAACGTAGAAGGAATTGCGAAGAAGATTAATTCTAAAATCGATATTATTTCTTTGAGTTTGGTTGGTCTAAAGGTAATTCAAGAAAAGCTAAATGAAATATTAAAGAAATTAGAAATAGACAAATCTTCTTTTCATTTCTCAAAAGTAAAAATAGAAAACATCATCATTGAAGGAAGGATAACCAAATTCACCATGACCGAATTTCAATCTGTAGATGCAACTCTTGAAGGAACTAAGAAAAATGGAAAGCCTGCTGATTGGGATGGAAATCCTACAGTAGAACTTGATAATACATTAGTAGCAACTGCTGAGGTAATTGATCATAAGACAATTCGTTTCTCAGCAATTGAAGATTCTGTAACTGTTCCTACCCTAGTCAATGTAACAGTGAAAGTTGATGCAGATTTGGGTGAAGGTGTTGAAGAACAAACTGCAACTGGATCTTTCATTGTAGAGCCAGGAAGACTAACTGGGCTTAAACTAACCTTTGGTCAACCACAAGACAAAGCTTAACTAATTTAACTTAAAGTAGGAGCTAGAGGTAATTCTTTAGCTCCTGCTAAATTTAATTATATGAAAATAGAATTAGGCGCATTGTCATTTACAATAAAAGTAGAAAATGGAGAAATGTGTTATCCATTTCCTAGACTTGATGTTCTTCAAGATAATATAAAGGAAGTTATAAAAGAGATTCCTAATGGAGAGTATAAGTGGGTATTAGTTTTAGATTTGGATAAAGCAGAAAAGGTAAACGAATAAATATGCCATCATCAACATATAGAGCATTAACTGGTCGCGAAATTCGAGAAGCTATCAAACTCAGACTTAATAAAGAGGTAGATAGTCTTCCATATATGAGAGAAGGTAATTCTTTTCATAATGTAAACGTGCAATTAGCAATTGTAATAACTGCATTTCCTTCTGATGTTCCTGTACCTAATTTAGATTTAAACTTTGACATACCATCTAAAGGTTATAATGAATTAGAAAATGCCATTAAGCAAATAGATAAAGCTGAGGAATTAGTTGGTAAGTATGAAGAAGCAGAAAGAATGGTAGAGAATTTAAAAGGACTCATGCATGAGATTGTAGAGAAACGAAATACTTTAGTATTAGAGCATGAAAGTACACAGGAATTTGATGGGAATGTTCCTGATAAAACTAGAGTAGAACATGGGCTTCCTGTTACTGTTGAAAAAATAGAACATGGAAAGAAAAGTGAAGTTAAAGTAGAAGCTGTTGAATTTAAGAAGATGGCGAAATTATGAGGAGTTTCTAATGAATCAAATAACTGCAAAGCAACGAAGAAATGTTGAACGTGAAATTGGTTCTATATGTTGTGCTGGTTGTGATGGAATAAAAAGACGAGGGTTTGCATTTTGCATAACTTGTATTAATATTTTGCATGAGAACGGATTTTTAAAGTTTGTACCAGGAGATGTAGTAAACAGTTACATGGAAGCTTTAACTTTTATTCTAAGTCGAACTGGTCAGAGATTAAGGAAGCAAGCAGCGTGATTCTCTCAGACATTCTATTTGAACTAAAAAGAATAGCAAATTCTTTAGAAGCTATAGCGGGAACTAAATTAGAGCAAGTTCCTAAAAATCCTGCTCCTACTGTTGAGTTCTTTGATTCCAGACTTCCTGATAGAAATAGTGAAGAGGAACTGCAAGAAAATAGATTCAATAATAGAATTGAGCAAGAGCTAAATGAAGCAAGTAAAAAGGGATTGTTATTTGAAGAAGATGCACTTCCTTATGAACTATTGGAGAGATTATGAATAGGAGAAGCTTCATAAAATCTGCTGGAGCTTTTGTTGCTACAGTTGCTATAGTAAAGCAACTTCCTGCTATTAATAATTCTAGTTCCATAGTTTGGCCTAACACTTCTTATGAGTTAGATGATATATTTAGTATTCAGTGGACAGGATTAAAGAAAAGTTATTTCTCTAGTAAATTAGTTGGGTATTGGCTTGCTTATCCAAAGATTAAATATAAAGCAATACAAGGAACTTGTGTTCAGTCTAATGTAATATGTTATCAAGGTGATGATATACAAATAGTGCAAGAAGATATACAAAATGGATTAAATACATTACTTGAAATAATAGAAAAAGGAATAAATATAGCAAAGCAGCATAATATAAAAGGTTGTGTTCCAGTAGATAGTTATGGTGCTATTGATAGACGTTTTCTATCTCAAATGCGTAGAGACCACATTAAGTTAGGAATCTGGCCAAACCAATTATGATTATTAAAACTAAACCAATTGAACCTAAAAAAGAAGTGGAAATTGTTCCATTAAGAAATGATCGTCCTCTGGAACAATACGAAATAGAAGCTGAATCTAACGCCGTAGAGCTTTCTATTAAAAACTTCAAAAGAATTCCTCCCTTACCAGGAACTTTAGGTTATTTATTTAGAGATTTAATTGGCAAAAATGAAGCTGTTTATAATTTTGTAAAAAATATTCTTCCAACTAGCAGTTATACGGGAACTGGTAATCCTAACAAAACAGGAAGTGCTAAGGAAATAAAAGCAAAAAGAATAATTGCAGTATGGAATGCAATGGATGAGTTTTCGCAAAATCGTGTAGATGTGTTTGATTGGTTGTGTGATAAAGAAGGATTATCTAGAGATGATTTCTATGCATTTGCTGCTAAGGGAATGTTTAATCATTATGAAGCTATTTCTCAAAGAATTATAATGGAGACTAAACCAGAAGTAATTCACAATGTTCGCCAATTTGCAAAATCAGAGAGGAATTTTAGAGACAGAGAACTTGCTGCTAAAGCAACAGGTTTAACTAAAGATGCGCCGATTATTGGAAATATAGATGCTTCTACTAAAGTAAATAATAATCTAAGTTTCTCTCCTAATTTTAATTCTGTATTGAAAGAAGCTGATAATGCTGTTGGTGAAATTATTGAAGGTGAGTTAGTAGAAGAACCTAAGCAATTAAGTGAAGGAAATAATGATTATTTAAATACTGCAATTAAAGAAGAAAGTGAAGAAGAATTATTAGCTATATTAAGGAGAAAATAAATGGCACAACCAGATTTAAGAACAAAAGAAGGACAGCTACAATTTTTGGGAATGAGTATTATTGAGTCTGATGCAATAATTAACTATAATAATGTTGTTAAGAATACTGTGGTTTTTTGGGATAATATTCAAGAGGGATTGCCAGAAGGCCCGGGAAAAACTAGAGCTTTACATGCTTTGAATAAAGCAAAGTTTGAAATGCTTTCTTGTATTGCTAATGAAGGAGCTTGATTTGAAAATATTAATTTATCCAGCCTTAGATTATGTTTGCGCGAAATGTGAATATCATATGCTAGTACAAAAAAGTGATATTCATCCTTTGTTGGCTCTAAAAGAACGAACAGTAGAATGTGTAAATGAGAGATGTGAATTTTACGGAAAGAAAGCAACAATTAAACCAGTTGAAGTAGAAATGGAGGAAGTATGATTTTCTTAGTTATTCTATTAGTATTATCAGTTGTATTTGCAGTATTAGGCGCAGTTCAAAATTCTGCTCGTTATGCTGCAATTGCTACTATATTTTTAGCTGCTGTGATTGCGCTTAATTTAGGGAAAATATTATGAAATCGTGGAGAGTTATAAATAGGAAAGCTAGACGTAGAATTCCTAAATGGAAATACTTGAGAAATAAGATCAATAAAATAACTAGAGAAGAAATATTTCCTAAATTAATAGAGCAATTTTGGTTTTCTTAGTTGTATAAATGTATAATCCTCAAATAATTTCTGCCCGATTAAATCGTATTCAGCAAAGTTTGAAATTTCAACTTAATGAATACTCCGTAGAGTTTGTTCATAAACAAATTGATTACATTAACAATCTAATTAATTTTGAACGATATGAACAGACTCTATTAAATAAAGGCAGAACAGAGATTGAATTTAAATCTGTAGCAGCTAAGAATGAATATTATTCAGAAGAAATTCAGACATTCATAGCTAACGAAGCTATAATGAGCAAATGGAATTGTTGGCATTGGATGGAGTGCTACTATAAGATTTCTGATATAACAAATACTTTTATTCAATATAAACCAAATGATGCACAGAAAATATGGATGCGAATCCATTCTCGTCTTGAAGGGTTAAGAAGAGCAATAAGAACACTAGATGAAAAAGCTAGACAAGTAGGAAAAACAACATTTGCACAAGGAGTTGTGGAACATAGATTACAATTCTTTAAAGACATAAAATCCATGATTGCTAGTAAAGATGAAACCTCTACTGGCAAAATGGCAGATATGTTTATAGATTCTTTGAATAAACAACCATTCTGGTTAAGACCACAACTTAGAAATTATGAAAGAGGCGCTGAATATAAATTCGATAATGGTTCTGGTTTATTCTTAGGATGGGGAACTCAAGATGCATTAGCTAAAGGAACTACTTGTACTGTATCTCATTTGTCAGAAATAGCTCTTTTTAAATATCCAGTTAAATCTATTCAAAATGCTCTTATTCGCGCCATGCATGAAACTATTTGGTTATTACAAATATTTGAAGGAACAGCAGAAGCTAGAGATGATTGGTTTCATAGATATGTTAAAGAGACGATTAGCGGAATGGAAAAAGGTACAAGTTCTTTGTATTTCTCTTTTATTCCTTATTTTGTTAGAAGCGATATATATCCTCCTCCTGCTTATATTGCTGGCAGATCAGATGCTTTTGCCAATTTTGTTCCCTCTCTTGAGACTATAAGACATGCAGAAAAAGCTAGAAATTGGGTTTTAGCTAATCCAGATATGCGCGAAGTTCTTGGTTCTAATTATAAAATGAGCCGAGAAACTATGTTTTGGTATGAAACAGAAAAGAATGCTGCGATTGCACGAGATGAATTAGGAACATTTCTTTCACAAGTTCCTGCTGATTGGGAAGAAGCATTTCAACATGCTGGTAGAACAATCTATCCCATTATATTAATAAATGAATATGCAGATAAGGCACAAAGCAAAATTCCAGAAGTTTATAAATTAAGAGGAGATCCAAATGAAATATCTCCTGACTTTTTTCCAAGTGTTGATGAATTGCATGAAAGTAATACTGTTATACCGATTAAAGCAAACTATAGTGGCAATTCGCCGGCTTCATGGTATGAGTTAGTTAGAATTAAGTTTGAGGGTTGGGATAGATTTGATCCTATTAATAAGATTCTTATTTGGAATCATCCTTCTAATAGATTTGAATATGGAGGATCTGTAGACACATCTGATGGACTAGGTGCTAAGATTAGCAATAATGCAGTTATTAATATAACTAGAAAAGGATCTGCCGAATATCGAGATAGACAAGATTGTGAATTTGTTTCTCCTGATTTACCACAGAAAATAATGTGGCCATTTGTATTAGCAATTTGGACTTACTTTTCACCTATAAAGCAATTACTAGGAACAATAGAATGTAATAAAGGTTATGAGTTACAGAATGCATTAATAGCTAGAGGTTGGTGGAATCTTTATGAAAGAATAGATGAGAGCAGACCATATAAAAGTAATGAAGGCAATAAGCAATATGGGATATTAACAACTGCTGGAAATCGTGGCGTATCGGGTGGAATTATAGATAATTTCTCTTCTTTCTTAAAAGGTAAATGGATTGAATTATTTTCAATGCCTTTAATTGGAGAAATTAAAGATCTTCAGAAAATAAAAACAATTACAGGTAGTACAAGAATAGAAGGTGGATTATCTGGTGATGATCGCTTCATGGCACAATGCATTAACCTGTATGCATTACATAGAATGGCAATATTAGGATTTGAAAAGAAATCATGGGAAGAGAGAAAAGAAGAAGAAGGTAAAATTGAACTACAACAATTTACAGGTTATGATTTTGAGAAAACAACTGTATTGATTTCTAGCAATCAAGATGTTATGGTGAGTAGGGAAGCTAGAGAATTTTACTATTCTAGTCTAGAGAAGAATTTAGAATATGATTGGTAATTTTATGAAGAGAATTCCTTTCAAGTGTAGTTTTGGACATATTACCATAGTGAAATTTGGAAGTGGAGAAGAAACTCTAAGTGTAATTGAGTGTGAGCAATGTAAAAAATTAGATGATGCAATAATTTTCAGTTTTGGATATCAGCACAATTCCTCAAAGTATTTATGGTACGGTAAGAATAGAAAGGTTAATAATACTGACAGTCAGGTATTAGCACATAGGTATTAATTATGCCAATTTACGAATTTACTTGTCCTATTCATGGAAGATTTGAAATTATTCTTAGTATACAAGAATTTACTAAGTTAGATAGTAATTATTATAGATGTAAAAACTTTGATTGCATTCATAAGTGTGAAAAAGAATGGTCGCAAGTAAACTGGCCTTCACATGGAAAACCTACAGTTATATTTAAAAATCCAAAAACAGGTGAAGTAGAAGTTGCATTGCATGAACATCAGAAAGCTCCTGATGGATTTATAAAAGAAGAATTGAAAACTCCACTTGAACGTAGTAAATTTGAAAAAGAAGAAACTCAGAAACAAAGAATAGAAGATGAATATAAAACAGAAGAAAGAAGATATGCTGTTGATTACACTAGAAAACAACGTCATGATGATTTAAAAGCTAAAATGTCTTCTATTACATCAAAGGCAGATAATCCTACTGTAGCTGAAGATTTACTGAAAAAGGCTATGGAAAGAACTAGAAATAAGAAAGTTCCAGCCAAGAGAAGTGAAATGAGATTGGATGTTAATCATCAAAATAAGAGTAACTTGGATAAAGGATGATGGAAAAACAATTTCCTCAAATTCCAAATGAGTTAGTTGCTGCTCATCCTTTTGCAATTGATATGTTGGAGGCAGCCACACTACATAACCCAAATGAGATGTGTACGTTTAATAATTTTCAATTGTTGTTTATGTTGACAGATTTTGAGTGCATAGAAGGAAATTGTAAAGATTTTATATTAGTTTGTTTAAGTGATGAGAATCAATAATGGCTAATAAATATACTGATAGTTATGCTCCACCTTGCATTGTTAATTCTGCTGGTGATTTTCACAGCTTAAATAGTTCTAAATATCACGATGAACTATTAGAATATATTCAAGTAGGACTTAATAATGAAAAGACCTTTCTACGTTCATGTAGAGCATTTCGTCACGCCGAGGTTGGAATGTCAACTTTATATGGCGATGATTTTAGGAAAGAATTCAAAGGCCCATCTAATCTAAGAATTCATAAAACTCGTAGGCAAACTAGAGAAGCTATTGCTAATCAGTCTGATATTCGTCAAAATTGGCAAATTCGCACAACTAAACCAGATGATAAACTTTGTCAAGATCAAGCAGATGATCTTAATATATTAAGCAAAGATTGGTGGAGTAGGTTATTTGTAGATAGAGTAGTAAAGGGTGCTCAACAATATGCAGGTGGGCATGGAACTGGTTATGTATTTCTATGGCCTGATAGAGATCCATTAACTGATGAAATAGAAATAATGCCAACTTTTCTGGATTATAAATCAGTCCTAGTTGGTCATATTCCTCCTGATAATGATATACAGAAAGCTTATAGAATAGATATTATTGTAGAAATGCCTTTGCCATTGGCACATGAGAAATTTCCAGATCATATTGGCATGATTCAGGCAGATACGGAAATTCCTTCTAGAATGGCAAGGAATTATGAAAGTAATAAGAAAGTATATAGAGGATTATTTGATTGGTTTCGTAGAAAGAAACAGGGAAATGCGGAAGTAACTTCTCCTTTTCCATGTGCGCGAATTTACTATACTTTCATTAAAGACAATACAATTAATGAAACTGGTAAAACAATATGCATGGGTGAACATGGAAGTCATTGGTATTATGAAGTTCCATCTTTTGTAGATGAAGAAGGAAATGTTAATAAGATAGGAACTAATACTTTTGATAGTAATAAACAGGAAGTGATGCGAGATTTAAAGAGGAGGGAATGTAGACTATTTCCAAATGGAAGATTAATTAGATCATGTACTAATGGAATTATATATGATGGGCCGCCAGAATGGGGAGATGGAACTTTTCCAGTTGCTCAGTTTTATTTTGATAAAGTAGCTGGCGAGTTTTTAGCATTTCCAGTAGCAATGGATTCTATTCCTATTGAGAATTCTACTAATAATATATTTCAAGCTATGGAAGATTCTGTAGTTGGAAAGATTAATCCACCTATAGGAATTGATTCTTCTATTCCGGCAGATATTGCAGCAGTTATTAAATCTTTAGGATTAAGAGGATTAATTGGTAAGGGATTTCAGTATTCAGTTGCACATTTACAAAAGGCAATTATTCCTTTAGTAGATCATAATTATTTTAACATTGGTGCAGAAGCCTTTAAACTCTTAGAACTGTTACAAGCAATGCAAGATTATGTAATGGGAACTCAGGATTGGGCTAGTGCTGCACAATTAAAACAAACTCCATCTGATGAAACACAAGAAGCCTTATTGCGCAAATTAGGAGTTTTATCTACAGATCAAGCTAGAGAACAAGAAAAGTCTTTTATGTATCTTGGTCGAATCTGGCTATCTTTTGCTGACCAAGTTTATACTTTAAAGAAAAGATTGCAGATAATGGGAACTAATGCTCTTAAACCAGAATATATAGATTTTGATCCAAGCAAATTCGAGCAGGTTTATGAAAATGATTCACGTCCCGATTGGATTATTCGTAGAGAACATATGAAGAATTTTTCAGTTTATGTTTCTCCAAATTCTGTACAAGAGCGGCAAGCTACACAAAATAAACTAGCTGCACTTCAATTGGCGAAGATGGGCAATACCGCTATTACTGATAAAATGATGTATGATTTGATTATTGGTGATGATCAATTTACTAAAAGGAGAGAAGAGTATTTTGAAGAGCAATTAATGAAAGCTAAACATGCAGCTACTATTCAAGCAGAAGTGCAAAAAATTATGCAAGCTGCTGGAGTTGGTATGAATGGTAAAGATAATGCTTCTGGTGTAAACAATCCAATTATACAACAAGTAGCTGAAGCATTAGCAGCGAGATTTGATCCTTCACAATCACAAGTTGGACGACCGCCAACAAATGCTGTCCCTGCTCATCTAGAGCAAAAATATAGGGATGGAGTGCCAGATGTTACTCTGAGTACAAGCTAAATTATTATGGAACGTGGTAGCACAATAAAAGTTGGAGATAGATTCGGAGCATTGGTTGTACTTAATTTAACTCCTTATCTATCTATGAATGTGAGCGCAGATAAAGTTGAGTGTAGATGTGATTGTGGATCTTTTTATTTAATCAATTATCACTCACTTAATAGGCGTAAAAGTTGTGGATGTGGAATTGATAGAAAAGTTAATAAATATAGTTGTCTTGATGATCGACAGGTTATATATGATCAGATTGATAAAGCAATAATTTCATACAAAAGTGGAGCAAAAAATAGAAAAATAGAATGGAAATTGGAGCGTTGGTTTGTAATAGCAACTGTATTATCTCCATGTGCATATTGTGGCTCTATGGATGGTAAATTTAATGGAATAGATAGAATAGACAGTAAGATTGGATATGTTGATTATAATTGTTTTCCTTGTTGTATTAAGTGTAATTTAGCAAAAAGTAATTATAATATGATTGAATACCTTAATAATATAGTAGCGACTTGTTCTAATTTAAATTTACACAATTTTTCATCGCTAATCAATCTCACAAATAATTAAAAAATAAATAAAAAATTGATTTGCCTATAGCATTTAAGTGTGCTATAATGCTGTCGTCTGTAAGAAAGAGGGCCAAGTTGTGAAATAATTATGGTCTAGCTTTCTTATTCATCTATTTTCTACTGTAGAAAAAAGAAAGTAACAAAAATGACTCCACAAACAGGAATCTTGGGAAATCAAACGGCTGCTCCAGCTTCTTCTCCCAATATTTATAATCAAGTTTCATCAATGGGAATGAGAAGTGATGAAGCAGCTAATGCTTCTCAGGAACAACCTCAGATGGAAAGTTTAGTAGAGAAAGCTACGAAACGATTTGGTGCTATTTTCAATTCTATAACTGATTTATTTGAATCCTATCCGGGCTCAGATAAAGAAGCGCAAATTGTAAAAGATGCACTTGCAAATTGGTTTCGTGCTACTTCTCAAAAGATCAATGAAAGTAGTGGTGGGAACTCAACTTATTAGCTGTAAGCTGAAACAACCCACCACTATATATTAAACTTTTACTTCTCAGGTCTTTATTAATAGCTAAAATAAAGAAAAGAGTAAAAATGCCTATTAGTGACAATACACGAGCAGTTTTGGAAGAGATGCGTAAGAATGGAGTAGATGCTACTATTCTTACTGGATTAGAAAGAGAA